CTTGTGCAGGGGTCAGGTTATCTCTGCTCTTGATTCTACTCGTCGTTTGAGTTGTTATCATATTGATGCTCCTCAGTCTCAGGAACTCAGTGATGAGTTTTTGGGCAAAAAGTATGCTCTTGGTGGTGAACTGCATCGTAAGTCTCCTCTTAACTATATTCCTGAGGATTCTGCAGTCCTTGCCTATGGTAATGTTACTGGTCGTTCAACTTTTAAGTCTTCAGTGATTGATACTCCTATTTCCTCTGTTGTTGAGGAAGTGACTGGTGTTGCTAATCGCTGGGGGCCTCCTAAGTTTGACTTGCCTATTGAGCGTGCTGATGGTAGCATTGATAATCAAAACTGGCGTCCTTGGTATGAATCTCTGAAGTTTTCTAGCAATCCTTCAATTGGTTTCGCTGGATCTGATGTGAATCGTGCTGTTGATGATTATCTCATTGATCTTAAGGAAAAGTTTGAGTCTCTTCCTGCCTGGAAGGATGAAGTTCGTCCTCTTGAAGTTATTGAGGTTGTTTCTGGTATTGATGGAAAGCGTTTCATTGATTCTATGAAGGGTTCAACTTCTATTGGTTATCCTATTGGAGGGCCTAAGTCTAACTTCATGAATGACTTGGATCCTGAGGATTATGATGGTATTTCTTGTCCTCGTGAATTTTCTCCTGAATGGATGGCGGCTTATGATGAAGCTGTTGAGCTTTGGGCTCAGGGTAAATGCGTTAATCCTATGTTCGGATCTGCTCTTAAGGATGAGCCTACTGATGAGGAAAAGGATAAAGTTCGTGTTTTTCAAGGTGCTCCTTTTGTGTTGCAAATGGGCATTCGTACTTACTTTTTGAGTATCGCTAGGTTTCTGTCTTTTTATCCTCTTGTTTCGGAGTGTGCTGTAGGTATTAACTCTGCTGGTCCTGAATGGGAGGAGCTTGCTGATCATATGCGTACTCATGGTGTTGATCGTATCATCGCTGGTGATTATTCTAAGTATGACTTGCGCATGCCTGCTCAGTTGACTCAAGCTGCTTTTGGTTGCATGATGGAAATTGCTCGTTGGAGTGGAAATTATTCTCCTCGTGATCTTAAAATCATGAACTCTATTGCTTATGAAGTTACTTGTCCTTTGGTCGCTTTCAATGGTGATTTGATGCGTTTT